CAGGAAGCCTTGGGCAAGAACGTAACTGACACAGCGTGGGACGCGACAAGCCTGCGCATCACGAACCTCGCGCAGCCGACAGCAAACAACGACGCAATCCGAAAAGTGGACGTGGACAGCGGCATCGGGCCAGCGATCACGACCGTGGCCGGAATCGCGAGCGACGTGACTGCTGTTGTGGCGGACCAAGCGGACATTGGCGTGGTCTCAACGGACCTTAGCGGTACGAACACAATAGGCACGGTGGCTGGGTCGATAGCGAACGTGAACACTGTGGGCGGCTCGATTGCCAACGTGAACGCCGTGGCCGCTGACCAAGCCGACATTGGGGTTGTCGCAACGGACCTCGCAGGATCAGACACTATCGGCACAGTCGCCGGGTCCATCGCGAACGTCAATACACTGGCAGGGAACGATGCAGGCGGCACGGCTCACCTGACGAACATCAGCGGCCTCGCGCCTCAAGCCACCAACATCGGCACGCTAACGCAGACGGCGAACCTGACGGCCTTGCAGAACGCGGCGACAAACGCAGCAGCAGCGCAGGCAGCGCTCACGGCGTTCAACCGGACTTACTTGGGCGCTTACGCAAGCGACCCGACGGTTGACGCTAACGGTGACGCGCTAACCGATGGTGATCTTTACTACAATACGACCACCGAAGTCCTGAAATTCTACAACGACACGGACGATGCGTGGGTCACACTCAGCAACTCAGTACAGGTAAATGCAGCGGGAACGCTCAGCGCGGTTGGTGACGCAAACTTTGGCTCACTGGCCCAGAACGACTTTATCGTCCGCGACGGTAGCAACCCGGCAAAGTGGGTAAACAAGACGCCTACGCAAGCGCGCACAGCATTGGGGCTTGGCACCGCAGCCACCACTGCCGCGAGCGACTATGCCACCGCAGCGCAAGGTACAGCAGCAGGCACAGCGCTACAGCCAAACGCAGCCGCCGACTTTGGGTCGAACGCTATCAAGTACAGCAACGTCTACGCCACCCTCTCTGACCTGCAAGCCGTAAGTGCCAGCACCTACCACGGAATGTTCGCGCACGTTCATGCGACTGGTAAAGGCTACTTTGCGCACGGGGGTAACTGGATCGAACTAGCAAATCAAACTGACGTTAGCGACAAAGCCACCTCTGGCTTCGCGATTGCTATGTCCATAGTATTCTAAAGGAATTAGAACCATGCCTAACATCACGAAAGTCACCAGTCTGCAAGGCGAGACCGTCAACGGACAGGCCACGACCTCCACAGCCTATAGCCTCGGCGGTGTCGCTGACGACACGGCAACTCCCTATTACACCACGCTGAAGACAAACCTGCTGCTTGTGGCTAACCCACACGCCAGCACAGCCGCAGTCGCAACTATTAGCTTTACTCCAAGCGGCGGCACTCCCCGCAACCTTGCCGTTGTCAGCATCCCGGCACAGGCGAGCCTCGATGTGCTGAGCGGCCCACTATATGTAAACGCAGGTGATGCCCTCGGCGTAGCAGTCACAGGCACAGATGTAGACGTGACGGTGAGCTACGAGAAGCTGATGAACAGCGAGGACTAACAGATGGGACGCAAACATAGCTACATCGGCGGCATCATCGGGGCGGACCCGCTGCTTAGCGGCTCACCACGTCCCGGCGTGTCAAACCTCGGGTCACTCGGCGGTGACGGGGCGTCTGACGAGCATTGGGATGACGTGACGTTGTTGCTCAACGGTGATGACGCAACCATTGCAGACGTTAGCTCGGCTTCAACGACCCTAGCGGTCGGTAATTCTGTCAGTCGAAGCACGTCAGTCTACAAATACGGCTCTGGGTCTCTGCGGTTCGATGAGAGCGCCGCCGGGGATTCTGGCACGTACATCTCCTACGACGGTCCAAATCTCGGGACGGGCGATTTCACGGTGGAGATGTGGTGGCGACCAGATGCCCTGCCTCTTGGCAGTTACGCTTACGACGAGAACATTTGGGACACACGAAAGAACAACTCAAATCACCCGTTGATCAACTATTCGGGGGGAACTGGTGATGCCGAGATTAACCTGTTTGCTGACGGCAGCTTCAAAATTAGCTCTGCCGCATCCCTAACAGCATCGACTTGGCATCACATTGCCTTGGTCCGCTCGGGCGGCAGGTATGAGCTTTTCGTTGACGGCGGTTCTCAAGGGACTTATGACACCGCAACAGCCGTGAGTGCTACGGAGCATTACATCGGGCGGAAGTTTTCCGGCACTAACTTCTACAGCCTAAACGCGCACTTGGACGATTTTCGGTTCACTCCCGGCGTGGCCCGTTACACCGCAGCCTTCACTCCGCCAACTGCCAGCTTCCCAACCACCTCATCTGTCACACGCCCAACACGGCGCTGGGGCGGGATCACCGGGCGGTCACTGGTGACATCCGGCGGCAACGTGCCCACGACGGGCGTGCTGTCTCTAGCTGAGATGCTACAGGCGAGACCGGGCGGCGCAATTTGGGACGGCAACGGCGCAGAAATTCTCATGGTTGCTGGCGGTGGCGGTGGCGGCAGTAACGGTCGGTATAGAGGTTCAGGCGGCGGCGGTGGTGCAGGTGCATATCGAACGCTGAGCAACCACGCCCTTACAACTGGCACTTCCTACAATATTACGGTCGGTAATGGGGGTGCAGGTGGTAGCCAAGCGAGCGGCTACAATAGCGGCATTTCCATAGGTGGCGATGGCAGTGCAACGACCGCCTTTGGCTACACACAAGATGGCGGCGGCGGCGGTGGCGAAGGCCTGTATGCATCAGGCCGCTCATCGACAGGAACCGATGGAGGTTCTGGCGGTGGTGGCGGCTACCAGAACGCCGGTGGCAGCGGCGGCTCACTAGGTAATAATGGCAACTCGGGTACTAGTGGATCACCTTATGCTGGTGGTGGTGGTGGCGGCGCTGGCGCAGCCGGTAGCAACGGTTCTGGAGGCAATGGCCACGGCGGCATCGGTTCTCAGTGGGCTGCTGACGGCACTTATTATGCTGGCGGCGGTGGCGGTGGCGCTGAGTCGTCTACTACCGGCGTTGGTGGTGACGGTGGTGGTGGCGATGCCCTGCCGCAAACAGCCCTTAATAGTAGCTTGACTGCTGACGCTGGTACACCAAACACAGGTGGCGGGGGCGGCGGCTCCTCTGGTCAGGAGGCCTGTAATGGGGGCGATGGCGGATCTGGTGTAGTCAAAATCTGGATCCCAACAGCTAACTACTCTAATTACACCGCCACCGGTCTGACGGTGAGCGCTGACACAGCCTTTACCCGCGCGGACACAAGTGCAGTCGGTACGATGCTGAGTATCACAAGCGGTAGTGGCACGATCACCTTTAACTAACACCCCTACTGCCGACGACGGGCGTGCTGAGCCTCGCGGAACACTACCAATCAAAACTCTAAGGAAATCAATATGTTAGACACAACGAAAAACTGGTACGCCTCCAAGACGGTCTGGGCCGTGCTGGTCATGCTGGGAAGCGTGGCGGCGCGCAACGCCGGGATCGACCTCGGGCCTTTCGAAGACGAAATCAGCGGCCTGATTCTTGATGGCGTCGCGCTTGTGGCCGGGGCTGTGGGCCTGTGGGGTCGCGTGGTTGCGACTACTAAGCTGACCAAGTAGGAGACACTGTCGTGACTGACGCTGAAATTGCTGAGATTGCCGAGCGTGTGGCCAAGAAAGCCGTGGATGAAACCTTGCGGCGGCTATACCTCAACGATGATGATAGCGGGAAAGACGTGCATGACCTGCGCGAGCTGCTGTCGAGCTGGCGAAGTGCCAAGAAGACTATCGGCACGACGGTCACTCGCTCCGTAACCCTGTTTGTTCTCGGAATGCTTGCGCTTGGGGCAGTAATGCAACTGCGTAAGCATCTTGGGGGTGATGATCTTGGTGGATAATAGCGTCAAACGAGAAGACTTACTCGCTGCGCTGCACACAGCGGTCGCGGAAGACCTACACAGACGCATTACGGACGGTGAGGCAAGCGCTGCCGAGCTGTCCGTAGCCGTCAAGTTCTTGAAAGACAACCATATCGACAGCGTGCCGACTGACGACAACGCCATTGGCGCACTGTTGGACGGCATGCCTGACTTTGAGGATGACACCAATGGTTAAGCTGTCAGTTGGGCGTGGTGAAAAGCTCAGCACCGAGAAGGGCGCAGGGCTTACAGCCAAAGGTCGCCGCAAGTACAACAAGAAGACGGGCAGTAACCTCAAGGCACCGGCACCGAACCCCAAGACCAAGGCGGACAAGGGGCGCAAGAAGTCGTTTTGTGCGAGGATGGGCGGGATCGTCAAGCGCTCTAAGAACGCTGAGCGCGCCAAGGCCAGCATGAAGCGCTGGAACTGCTGACAAAAAGACGCTGCCAGCCCGGGTGAGAGCTGACAGCGCGACAGGAGGAGCTTCTGATTAGGAAGGAGTAAACGTGGAAGGAACCACTTGCACAAAAGCCTTACAAACAGTTACTCAAACGGAACGATTGTGTCAACGCAAAAGATCAAAGAGGACTTCCGGTCCTTCCTGTGGCTCGTATGGAAACACATCAGCCTACCTGACCCAACGCCCGTACAGTACGACATCGCACACTACATCCAACACGGGCCTAAGCGTTGCATGGTGCAGGCGTTTCGGGGTGTCGGTAAGTCCTACATCACGTCCGCGTATGTCGTCTGGTCTCTGCTGCGTAACCCTGACGAAAAGGTCTTGGTGGTCTCCGCGTCCAAAGAGCGAGCCGATGCGTTCTCTACGTTTACCCAGCGTATCATCAATGAGATACCCGCCTTGCACCACCTGCGGCCCAAGGAAGAGCAACGTAACTCCAAGATAGCGTTTGACGTCGGACCAGCACAACCGAGCCACAGCCCGAGCGTGAAGTCTGTCGGTGTGACCGGTCAGTTGACGGGTAGCCGCTCCTCGCTTTGCGTCGTTGATGACGTCGAGGTTCCCGGCAACTCGGCCACTCAGCTCATGCGCGACAAGCTAGCCGAGCTGGTCAAAGAGTTCGATGCCGTCTTGACGCCCGGTGGACGCATCATTTACCTCGGAACGCCGCAGACTGAGGATAGCCTGTACAGCCGTCTTCCAGAGCGCGGCTACCAATTACGAGTCTGGCCTGCTCAGAAGCCGTCAGTGAGCGCTACAGAGGCGTATGGAGGCACTCTAGCGCCATTCGTTGAGCAGCTTGACGTCGAGACCGGCGATTCCGTCGATCCACTGCGGTTTGACAACGAGGATTTGCAAGAGCGTCTGACGTCCTATGGGCGTGCTGGCTATCAGCTACAATTCATGCTCAGCACGGCAATGACAGATGCCGAACGCTACCCGCTCAAAGTGCGCGACATTGTATTTTTACCGTTGGATTCAGAGACCGCACCCATGTCGCTGACTTGGGGTCCGACAGAAGACAAGACCATGAACGACCTGCCGAACGTAGCCATGCGAGGTGACAAGATGTACGGCCCAATGGCAGTCGGCAGTGTGGTCGGTGAGTACAGTGGGTCCATCATGGCCATTGACCCGTCAGGTCGCGGTGCTGACGAGACAGGCTATGCAGTCGTTAAGCAACTTAACGGCTACCTGTACGTTCCAGAGGCCGGTGGGATCGGCGGCGGGTACGATGAAGACACCCTTGGGTCGCTGGCAGAGATTGCTGCACGCAATAAGGTCAACATGGTGCTGGTCGAAAGCAACTTTGGTGACGGTATGTTCACAAGTCTGCTGCGCCCGGTGCTTGCTAAAAGACATCCCTGTATGATCGATGAAGTGCGGCACAGCACGCAAAAGGAACGGCGCATCATTGACACCCTTGAGCCAGTCTTGATGCGCCACAAGCTCGTCATGGACCCTCGGGTTATCGAACAGGACTACCGGACAGCCAGTAAGTACGAACAGCACATGCGGATGAGCAAGATGCTCGTCTATCAGCTCACGCGCCTGACCACTGAAAGACACAGCTTGCGCCATGACGATAGGCTAGACGCACTTGCTATGGCTGTCGGGTACTGGTCTGAGCAGATGGCGACGGACGAGCAGCGAGGCATTGAAGCGCAGCGAGACGAGCTGATGCAGCAAGAGCTAGACAGGTTCATGCAGGTGGCTGGACAGCCGCGACCGAACAGACGGAACTGGATGGGCAACCTGTCGGCTGTCAGGTAGCTGGACAGTTTGCTGGACAGCCTGCGACCCGGCAGGGATCAGTCCTTAAAATGACAATTCAAACCCTATAAGGAAAACAGTTCCGCCCCTATAAGTGCTATAAGGCACTGACAGTTGATTTTAGGTTTGATTTAAGGACTGACCTTCGGTCGCAAGCTGTCCAGCAATCTGTCCAGCAAACTGCCCAGCAACTCAACAGTTACCTTAAGGTACTGAATGTGCTGTAAGTGCTATAAGGGGGGCTGAAGGCTGGCTTTAGGTTCAACTGTCAAGTTGGTGTCAAGCGCCACCACCCAGCCACACCCACGCGGCTATTTTGCTGCAAAAATGTCAGACGGTATCTAATAAGAACATCGTCGCGCTCCCCCCCTGCCTACCCGCCGCTAATCGACCAGCCAGCGCCGCCTGTGCCTACCGGTCAGCCATAAAGCTAGCGTTATCAGTGCCTTGAGATGCATTGCTAGTGCGTATCAGGGCAGGATGACCGCCTAGACCATAGTGATAGCATAAGTGATAGCAAGCGCGTACGGGCCGCACCTACCAGCAACCGCCTGCAACCACCAGCAACCGCCTGCAACCGCCTGCACCTGCACGGCTCCACCATAAGGGGCAGTCAGGTATTGCATAAAAGTTTACACGATAGTGCTTGCGATGACGTAACTATCTCGGCTAGGAGTGCATTCAGCAGCGGCGCACCAGCTACATCCCGCGCCGCATTACTCGAAAGGTTTACTGACATGGACAAGCTCATCGTTCCGCCAAAGATTAACTACTTGCTCGCAAAGAACGGCATGCAGGTAGTCGCTGAAACTCAGGTGCAAGGCGAACCCGCTTACGAAATCGTCAGCTTCGATGACAACGGTCACAAATGGCATAGCGTAGTCACTCAGACGTACCTGAACGCCAACCTTCACCGCCTCGCTTAACAGCAACACCGGGCGCGCAGTCGAACAGCTACACGCTGCGCGCCGCAACACTTGAAAGGTTTACCGACATGACCACCAACAAGACACAACAGCGCAGCGCAGAACTTGAGGCCAAGTTGGTCGCTGACTTTATCCGTCTCATGGAAGCAGGCACCGCGCCTTGGCAACATCCAGTCATCAAGCAGGCAGGCGGCATGCCGTTGCGCGCCAATGGCGAAAGCTACGCAGGCGGTAACGTCCTGACCCTCTGGATGTCAGCTATTGAGCATGGTTTCACCGCGCGCCACTGGATGACTTACAACCAAGCACAGGCGCTAGGCGGTCAAGTGCGAGCAGGCGAAAAGTCACGCGCGCACATCTTCCTGCCAATGGCCCTCAAGGTTCAGCAGGACGATCCAAGCGCAGAAGACAAGTTTTTCATGCGCTTCAAGCCCAAAGCAGTCTTCAACGCCTGCCAAATTGACGGCTTGCCTGACATGTACCAAGCAGCGCCGGAAGAACTGCGCGACAATCCAGCAAGCGCGCCGCTTGATGCCTTCTTTTCTAACTGTGGCAGCAGCGTACAGCTTGAGGGTTCAAACCGCTGCTTTTATCGCCGCAACACTGACACAATCCACATGCCTGCACTTAACCGGTTCCGCTCGTCTCAGTCCTATTATGCCACGCTTGCCCATGAGCATGTGCATTGGACCGGCGCACCGCACCGCTTGGACCGCACCAAAGGCAAGGCGTTCGGCGATCCTGCCTATGCCTTTGAAGAACTGATTGCCGAACTTGGCAGCGCGTTCCTGCTCACTGGCTTAGGTGTCATGCCGTGCGACACAGCCAGCCATGCAAGCTATCTCGAAAGCTGGATGCAGGCGTTGCGCGATGATGGTTCGCTGCTGCGCAAGGCGGCAAGCCACGCATCTAAGGCAGCAGGTTACATGCAGGACATGCAGCAGCAGCAGCAACCGACCGCACTTGCGGCATAACCAACCCGTTGCGCTTAGGTGATGCACGCCCGAGCGCAACGGATCAACCAACAGGAAATAACGACATGAAGAACCGACGAACATCACTGCGCGATTACCGAGGCGCACGCCTTGTCGAGAAGCGTCTTGCTGCTGGCCTAACCCGCGAGCAGTTAGCAGCAAAGGCGCGTGTCAGCACGCTGACCCTAAAGAACTGGGAGCGTGGGCGCACTAAGCCACAGCCGGACAAGGTGCGCGCCGTGCGTGAAGTGCTGGCCGAGGCTGCACCGACGTCGGGCATTGACGCAGACGTGTTGCGTACTGACGTGGAGAATTGCCGCAAGGCCATGCAGGAGCTAGACAGCATGATGGAGGTACTGACTGGCCAGCACCGAACCGTGATTGGGTACATGGTCCGTATTGCAGCGCATGCAGACCCGCGCGCCAAGGAACTATGGGACAAGCACGGGCCGGACTTCTTAGATGGCGAGGCAGCGCGCGAGGAGCTGAAGCGCCATGCGTAAGCGCCAAGAGGTACGGTCACGCCGCATTCATTACGTTGCCGCAACAGTTACGCACGTCCAGCGCTTGAAGTACCAAGCTAACGGCGAGCCTGTGTTTCGCATGACGTTCGCGGATCAAGACGGCAACGTGTTTGCGGCCACGACGCACGCACGCGGCACCTACCATGAGCGGATCAGCACCGACATGACAAGCCAGCGCGTCAAGCTGACGTGGCACCACGACACGCGCGGCAACAAG